CCCCGTGATGAACCGGATCGTCACCCGCCCCGTGCGCGCGGAGGACCTGTTCGTCCCCTACCACATCGGCCCGATCAACATCGAGGATGTGCATCGGAAGACCGAACTGATCTACATCCAGTTGAACGAGGGCCGCATCCGGGCGTCTGAGGGATACTTCCTCTTCCCGCCAGAGCCGATGATGATCGGCAACGTCACCTCGCTGATCCAGCAGCAGAACGACCGCGACAGCGGCATCCAGCCGTCCTCCATGGAAAGCGAGGACATGGCGCAAATCATCGAGCAGCATCGCGACCTCGACCTCGACGGCGACGGCATTGCCGAGCCTTACAAGGTCTGGGTGGATGTGACCTCGGAGAAGCTGCTCCGCATCGAGGTCCGGTACGAGGTAGACGAGTTTGGCCGCCCCCTGAACGGTCGGATGCCCATCGAGGAGTACACCCATTATCGCTTCCTCGCGAACCCGGACGGCTTCTACGGCTACGGTCTAGGCTTCCTGCTGGGCAAGACCAACATTGCCATCAACAAGCTGCTGCGCCAGTTCATCGACGCCACGACCCTGTCGATCCACGGCAACATGAGCGGGTTCATCTCGGAGGCCCTGAACATCAGCAAGGGGCCGGTCAAGATCGAACTCGGCAGCCTGAAGACCGTCTCCGCGAGTACGGACGACATCCAGAAGGGCATCAAGACGCTCTCCTTCCCCGCGCCGCCTCCGACGCTGATGCAGGCCATCGCGCAGTTGGAGACCCGCGCCCAGCGCATTGGCGCAACCACCGACGCTGCCGCTGGCGACATCAACAAGGTGTTCCAGCCCACGACCATGCAGACGATGGTCGAGCAGTCGCTGGTGATGTTCACAAGCGTCCAGGAGTTCCTGCTGCACTCTTGGAGCAAGGAACTGAACAAGATCTATCGCCTGCACGGCATCTACTTCCGGGGCATCGAGGGCTTTATCTCGGTGACGCCGGAGGGGCCGGAGCAGATGATGGTCACGGAGGAGGACTTTGCGGACGACATGCTCATCATGCCGGTGGCCGATCCTCGCATGATGAACCAGCAGAGCCGCCTCCAGAAGGCCCAGTTCCTGTTCGACTTCGCTACCAAGAACCCCATCGTTGGCAACAACCCGGAAGTCCTCCTTGCGGTGTCGAGGAGGCTGCTTGAGGAGATGGAAATTGACGGCATTGACAGCATTCTTCCGCGATCTGTGGACGAACTTCCGCCACCTGCGCCGGATCCGAAGGTCGTGGCCGAGCAGGCTAAGGTCGAGGTCGAGCAGCAGAAGCTCCAGCTAGAGGCCCAGAAGGCGCAGCAGGAGGTTCAGATTGAGGTGCAGAAGATGCAGGCCGACCAGCAGATGAAGCAGGCGTCTATGATGGGCGACCAGCAGCTTCAGCAGATGCGGATCGACAACGAACGCGCCATGCAGGAACTCCGCATCCAGAACGAGGCCGAGATCGCCCGCATGAAGCAGGAGTTCGAGAACCTGCGGATGCAGCAGGAACTCGCTGCCAAGCAGCAGATGGAAGCGCAGAAGGCCAGGATCGAGGCTGACACCAAGGTCATGGTTGCGCGCATTGGTGCTGCCGGCGCCGATGTCCCCGCCATCGAGTCCGTGACGCAGTCCACGCAGCAGTTGGCGACGAGCATGGGCGAGGATGTGCGTACCCTCATCACGCAGATGGAGGCGGCCAATGCGGCTCGCGACCAGCGGATGATGAGCATGATCCAGATGATGATGCAGTCCATGACCTCGCCGCGCCGGATTGTTCGCGGACCAGATGGTCGCGCAATGGGTGTGGAGATGGGGACGATGCAATGAAGCAGCCCGTGATGGAGTGGCGCAGGGAGATGGACTGCTGGCTGCTGCGGGTCGAAAGCCCGCTTCCGGCACCACAGGTTCGCGCCTGCGTGGACTTCCTCAAGAAGGTGCAGGGTGGTCGCAGGCTTGGACTGATGCCCGGTGACCAGCGAGACGACCTTGATGCTTCCGTTCGTGCTCTTGAAGAGGGTCGCGTCCAGCAATGGGCTGCCGGTCCCAACATGAACGGCAAGGGAGAGATCGCCGCGTTTCGTTCCGAGCGCGGCACCGGCAAAACCACTATTGATCTAGGAGCCTGACATGGCAGCGACCTTCCGATCCACGGCCACGGCCATTGCGTATGCGTCGGCCAAGGACATGCTGAACGTCTTCAACGCCACGGCTTCGGCGCGCATCATCCGCGTCTACCGGGCGTACTGGTTCAACAACGGCACGGCAGCGGTGACGGGCGTCATCACGACCGCCCAGTGCCGCCGCATCACGGCAGCGTCCGCCGGAACCGCCGTGACGCCCGTGAAGCACGACACCAGTAGCAGCAACCTAGACGCTGCGACCACCTCTGGCACTAACCAGACGGTGACCGGCAGCGACATCTTCCGCCGCTTCCTCTTCGTCAACGAGGAGCCTGTCGTTGCAGGCACCACGCAGGCCAACTGGCTGACGCTGATCCCGTTCGCGGAGGTCTGGAACGCGGGCTATTCGGACACCAACGTCGAGCCGATTGTGTGCCGCGCCACGCAGGGTTTCGAGTTGTTCCACTCGGGTTCCTCGGCTGTCGGCACGGCTGACCTGGAGATCGAGTTTACCGACGCGGCGACGTGACGATGACCACTCTTCGTCACAAGACATGCCTGCATGAGTGGACGGTTCCGCCGGAACTTGCCGCTCGCGTAGAGAACGATGTCAACGGCGGCGTGGCTCCGGTCTCGCCTCCAATCACTTGCCCCGGGTGCAAGGTTCCCTCGCGCTACAGCGAGTTCGAAATCGTGAGGACGGATGCCTGAGACCTTCCTCGTCTACCAACGCGCGGTCGATGTGCGTCCGCTTGAGGATGGCCTGTTCGCCATCTTCAACGACGAGACGAGCGACCTGCGTAGGTATTTCGAGTTGGTCAATCTGCGCCTATCGCCGGTCGCGCCGCTGGCGAACAACACCGCAGGCGTTGGCAGGGCAGGCGCGCTTGCGCTCTTCCGCACGACTGCCAGCAGCGGCGGCGATGCGGTCAGCCCGATCAAGAACGACACCGCCAGCGCAAGCCTGCCGTCGCAGGTCACATGCACGACGAACCCCGACAGCGTAACAACGACGGGCGTGGCCCTGAAGCGCATGGCGGATGCGCCGAATTATTTCCTCAGCTTGGCAAACAGCAGCATGTCGTCTCGCGCGTTCAGCGGCGGCCTTGTTTCGTGGAGGCACGACAGCTTTGCGACGCTTGGCGATTTCGGCGCAAGCGTAGACTGCGAACCAATCGTGCTGAGGGAAGGCGAGGGTGTAGCTGTTACGCAGACGGAGTATGGCGTCCCGCACGCCATGATCGTCGCGATGATCGTGACCAACACCGCAACCGGCGCGACCTACCTTTATCGAAGCGTTGACGTTTCCACGGACGCAATCATCGGCGGCGCGCTCGTCAGCCTGTTCAACGCATCCGGCAGCGGCGTCGTACTCGCGGTGCGCGTCGCTTGGGTTCCCCTTGATGGCGAGACGAACGCCAGCAATCTTGCGGCGATGCCAGCCATCAACCTGCGCCTCGCGCGCATCCAGGGCCTCGACACCGCCGCCGACGCAACGACGCCGATCAAGGCCGACACCTCGACTTCAATCCCCTCCGCGCTCCGCACCGTCGTCGGGCCATTCCGCTCGCGTCTGGAGGGATCGTGGCAATGGGATTGGCCGTACACGCATGGCGCGACGATCAGCATCCTCCAGCAGCAGAACGCTGGCGTGTTCCGCCGCAATCCGGCGATGAAGGCTTTCGGTGCGGTCGGCTTCTCGCTCAACGGCATCCAACTCGACGGCCTCGGTGACATCGAAATTTTTCGAGCGGAGCCGGGCAGCGGCATAATCGTGCGCCCGGGCGAGGGCCTCGGGCTGCTCGCTGGCACCGCTGGCCTCCTGTCGAGCAGCACTTTCATCAACTACAACATCGAGGCGACGATCCTCCACTACCCGCCTCCGTCCGCACCCGCTGGTGGAAACACCTACTCCCGCAGCCGAGTCGTGAACAGGTGATGCCATGTTGAAGCAATCCACGGCTCGCAACCTCATGGTGCTGATGACCGACAGCGCCGACCACATCACGGGCAAGACCGGCCTGACTCTGACGATCTCGGCAAGCAAGAACGGGGCTGGTTTTGCCTCCATCACCCCGACCGTAACCGAGCGAGGCGACGGCTGGTATTCGCTGGCGCTGACCACGGCGCACACCGACACGCTGGGCGACCTTGTCCTCCATGTGACGGCTTCCGGGGCTGATCCAACGGACGTGCGCGAGGAGGTCTTCGCGGCGCTCCCGGGCGACAGCGTGACCGTGTCCTCGCTTGGCAACGATGTCATCACGGCTGCGTCCATCGCGACCGATGCGGTTGCGGACATACAGGCCGGGCTTGCGACCTCCAGCGAGGTTCAGGTCGTGGATGGCATAGTGACGGCCATCAAGGCGAAGACCGACAGCCTGTCGTTCACGGTCGCCGGTCAGGTTGACGCAAACATCCAGTACGTCAACGACATCCAGGTCAAGGGTACGGGTACGACCGCTGATCCCTGGAACCCCGTGTGATGTTCGTCTCATGGGGCGACTCATGGGGAACGTCATGGGGAGTGTCGTGGGGCAGCGGCGCTCCACCGATCCCGTCAGGTCCGTCTGCGCCCACCCGCCTCGCAAGGTACGCCTCGTATCGCCGCGACGGCAGCGCATTCATCCGCCAGATCGCCCCCGGCATCTACCTGCGGGCCGGGTCGGAGGAACTGCTCCCCAACGTCATCGTGGGCCAGCAGGAGGTTGGGTCTGCTGAACTCCTGTCGGCAAAGGGAAATCCCCTTGCCAAGCAGATCCTCGGGGATCGCGTCACAAGGAAGATCCGCCGGGAACTGCGCCGCATACGGGATACCGAGACCCGTCTTGCGGAGCAGGAGCGTCTTCTGCGACAGTCCAATGCCGCCCTCCAGCAGATGGAAGCGAAGATCCGCGCCAAGCTGGAGTGGGAGGCGGCAGACGAAGAGGATGTCGAGTTCATCCTCCTAAACCTGTAAGGAGGGGCAGATGCCCAAGACGCCAGCGTGGCAGCGCAAGGAAGGCCAGAACCCGAAGGGCGGGCTGAACGCCAAGGGCCGGGCCAGCTACAAGGCTGCGACCGGCGGCACCCTCAAGCCCCCGCAGCCGGAGGGTGGGGCAAGGAAGCGGTCATTCTGCGCCCGGATGAGCGGCATGAAGAAGAAGCTGACCTCGGCCAAGACCGCCAACGACCCCAACTCCCGCATCAACAAGTCCCTCCGTGCATGGAAGTGCTGACACGCAATGGAACTTAGTTGCTTAAGGGCAGACAGATGAAACAGCTAGATGTTCAGAACTTTGAGGCCAATATCAAGAAGTTCTACTTAGACCATGATGAATTGGAGATAACGCCTCTATTGGAGGGGTACTTGCAGTTACAGTACCCTTTGGGTCTGCGCCAGCCCATGGATCAGAAAACGTTCAATGACTATGCCGAACTGGTATTCAGTCACGTTGATCCGAAAGAAGTTCAGAGGTCTATTTCGATAGCGTCGAATCTCTTAGTCAATACTGTCTTGCCTCATTGCAAGAATCTAGGAAAGTAGGATGCTTTCCCTCGTCACCCCTTTGCTCCCACTCCGTGCATGGAAGTGCTGACATGAAGAAGCCCGTCTGGGACCGCAAGCGTCCCGCATCCCTCGGCAAGCCCAAGAAGTTGTCCCCCGCGCAGAAGGCATCTGCCAAGGCGGCGGCTGCAAAAGCGGGTCGGCCCTACCCGAATTGGGTTGATAACGCTCGCGCGGCGCGTCGCAAGTGATCCACAACATCGACCCTGACGAGATCGAGAACTGGCGGCGGCACCCGGTTACGCAGTTCCTCCTACAGGAGGTGCGGCGGCAGAACGTGAACCACCGCTATCGGGTTGCGACGGATCTCCTCACGCTTGGCCGCGCCCAGGGCTTTGACGAGGCCCTTGCGCTGATGGGTAGGTTGCTCAATTCACCTGATGGGATAGGTTGACCGGAAACGGAGAGCCGCATGATCCGCCGAGCCAAGCGCATGAAGACCAGCCAGATCGACGCCGCGATGGAGATGCTTCGCAGCGCAGGCCGCAATGGCGACACCGAACTGGCCCATGTGAACCCGCGCGAGAAGGCCATCCTCAAGGCCCTCGGTGGTGCCGGGAGCCGGAACCCGCGCACGGGTCTGCGGGAGTATTTTGATGGCAGGGGTCCTGATGCGGCTCCTCCTGGCTACGATCCGCCCGGTTACTTGGACGATCCTGACTACATCACGCAGGAGGATCTCCGGCGGATTGATGAGGCAGAGGCCGGGTCCCTGAGGGCGATGGACGCAGAGTCTCTTGCGCGAGCGGCTGGCTCATCTCCAGAGGTTCTTCAGCGCCACAAGTCTGCATACGACGAGGCGTACCGCATCCTGCATGACCTCATTTCTGAGATCGCAAGCAAGGGCAGGTATGGCGACACCGAAGTCGTTCCGACAACCCCGCGCGACAGGGCGATCCTCAAGGGCCTTGGTGGTGCTGGAACGGTCAACCCGCGCACGGGCCTGCGGGAGTATTACGACGAGGGCGGCAGCATGTCGTCTGATGGCATGGGCGCTCCCGGTTCTGTCGGCACGGGTGACGTTGGTCTCGGAGAAGGGACGAACGTCGGTGCGGAGGGTCTTGGGGCGGGTCCTTCATTTGGAAATGAAAGTGGTCAGGGAGGGGGCCAGATTGCTGACCTTCCCCAGCAGGATCAGGAGGCAATCGGGCGCGGCGGCTTGATTGCGGGGCAGAATGAGGTTGCCCTATCTGGTCTTGGTGCCGTGGGACGCAGCATGGGGCGCGCACTTGATAGTGGTGATTACGCTCCGGGGGCTGGATTGTTCTCCCTTGTCGGGGCTGGGATGGCCGAACTTGGAAGGCAGGCCCGATCTGCTTACGGCCCTGACTTTGTTGCTGATCCAACCTTTGAGGGAGGTCGCCAGCGGGAAGCGTTCATGGGTGGTCCGGACTTCCCCGGCAACCGTGCTGGAGGCGACGGACTTGCGATGGCCCTTGGTGCCGTCCCAGTTTCCGCCCCGACCCCCCGCTACCTTCGCGGTGGCGAGATGGCTGCCCCGCAGGAAATCTCCTCGTTCATTGGCCCCGGCATGACCGACCTCCAGCAGCGGGCGCTCATCTCCACCTACGGGACGCAGGGCGTGAACAGCGCCTTCCGCACGGACCCGGTGCGTCGGTACTACGCCAACCTCCTGTCGCGTGGCCTCATCTCCGACGCTGGCGCTCCCGTGCAGAATCCCTATGTTCTTCCCATCGAACAGCAGTATGCTTCTCAGGTTCTGGGCCGACCGATGACCAACCCCTCGGATGCAGCGGCGGCCTATGAGTCCATCCGGGGCCTCCTCTGAGGAGACGACCGTGAAGAAGAAGCCGATGAAGAAGGGTGGGCGGGGCTGCTGATCAGCCTGCCAGTCTAGCTCACCCAGGAAGGGGGGATACGGTCCCTCCCCGCGATCCCCCCTTCCGCCTCCTCTTCCAGCCGTTAGTTTGGCTGCGGGCATCCCGCCCAAAGAGGAGAGTATGAGCAAGACACTCAAGCCCTTGTTCGCAAGGGTTGTCGTCCGCGCTGAGACGCTACAGGCGTCCATCGCAACCAAGTTCTCGGGCCTGTCCAAGATGGGTTTCGAGATCCCCAAGACCGTCGAAGAGAAGATGATCCCCGATGAGGGCGTCGTCATTTCCGTTGGTGAAGCCTGCGAGGTGATGAAGCCCGGTGACCGGGTTCTCTTCGGCAAGTGGGCCGCCAAGCCGATTGCCTTTGAACCCGGCCTGTACGTCATGCAGGAAGAGGACATCATCGGAATCATCGAGGGCGATGAGAAGGCGGTGGCCGCATGAGCGAGCGCATCGGAAACCGGGTCGAGGTGTCGGATGACGAAGTCGCCACTCCTCAGAAGCCTGCTGCGCCTCAAGCAGCTTCTCCTGAACCCAAGCCAGCCCCCGCCCCCAAAGCCCAAGCGAAAGCGGAGGAGGGTGAAGAGAAAGGCACGGACTGGGTCGAGATCGAAGACCCAAAGCTGAAGGCCCGCTTCAACCGGCTCTATCGACACACCAAGGAAGCCAACGAGCGCGCGGAGAAGACCGAGCGCCAGATCGCCCTCCTTGCCGAGCAGAACAGCAAGCTCCAGAAGGCCCTTGAGAGCATCGCTGGCGGCCTGAAGGACAAGGAGACGCAGGCAGAACTTGCCGACCTCAAGCGGAGCGCGAAGGAAGCCCTAGCCACGGGCGACACGGAAGCGTTCATGGAGGTCAACGAGCGCCTGCTGGAGATCAAGCAGGAGACCAAGAAGCCTCCGGCCCCCGCTGCGGAAGCCGCGCCTCCGATCACCCAGACGGAGATGCAGGTCCTCCAGGGCTGGCAGACGGCGAAGGGCGAGGACGGGGAACCCCTTCGTCCTTGGGCCATGCCGAACCATCCCGAGTTCGCCGCGACGCAGGAGATGATCCAGAAGGTCGCGAATGAGCCGGGCATGGGAAATGCGTCGATCCGCGAACTCCTCAAGGAGGTGGACAAGCGCATGGCTCGCCTGATGGACGATGACGACGACGAGGGCGATGCGCCGAACCCGGTGCGCCGTGCCTTTGCGTCTCCTCGCGGGCGACCGGCACCGGCAGAGCGCCAGCAGACGAACCTGAGCAATCAGGAGCGCGTCATTGCGGAGGCGATGTTCATGGGCGGGCGTGGTTCCCTTGCCAAGACGGCAAAGGAAGCGCACGAGCTTTATCTCAAGCAGAAGAAGGCCATTGGTAGGGCCGTTGCGGTGGAGGATTGAAGATGGCAGACAATAACGAGATCGAGACCGGAGTCGGCGCGCTTGCGGACTCGATGAAGGGCCGTAAGAAGGTCGCGAAGAAGGGGAACCGTAGCTGGTCTCCCGCCGCGCCTCTCGGCATCAAGGCCAAGGACCCGTCCAACAGGCTTCGCTGGGTCCACGCCGAACCCGCCAACATGCTCAAGAAGCGAGCGGAAGGCTGGGAGCAGGCGGATGTTGGGGATGCTGTCCACGACCGCCCGAACGGGGTCGAGTCTGGCAGCGGGACGCCAGCCGGTGTGCTGGAGTATCGGGACATGGTCCTGATGAAGATGCCCGAAGAGATGGCTCGCGAGCGCGAAGCGTACTACCGCAACGCATCTCAGGAGCAGGTCTCGGGCCTCAAGACTCGGGCCAAAAGGGATATTCGCGCCAAGACGGGTGTCACCGTCGAAGGCGACATCACCATCGATTAACCCCTCCATAAGGAGATAACCAATGACCGACGCTCCCTATGGCCTTCAGGCCATTCGGAACAAGGCCGCTGGGACCACCCTCCGCACGAAGCTCTACCGAGTGACGGCGACGGGCAACACCCAGGGCATCTTCATCAACGATCCCGTCCGCTTCAACTCGGCGGGTCTTGGCGTTATCCGCCTCTCGTCCAACGCGGCGGCGAATACCCGCTGCCTCGGCGTGGTCTCGGAACTGTTCGATGAGAACGGTCGTCCGCTGACCTTCAGCCAGCCGGGTCGTGGCCCCTTCCTCCCCGCTTCGACGGCGGGCTGGGCGGCGGTCTACGACAGCCAGCAGGTCACGTTCATGTGTCAGGCCGATGCCTCCGCTGCGGAGACGCTGGTCGGGCAGTACGTTTCGCTGACGGCTGCGACGAACGGCAACACGGCTGCTGGCACCTCGGTGATGCAGATCCGTGCGGCTTCCGGCGACACCTCGGTCAAGACCTTCCAGGTCATTGGCCTTGCGCCGACTGAGGCTCGCGGCCTCGGCACGGTGGCGAACAATGCGGCTTGGGGCAATGCCTACATTGACCTTGAGGTCCGCATCGCCCTCCACTCCTACACCTCTACCTGATAGGGAGGCGCGAACATGACGACCGGAACTGGCAATCTTCCCGAACTCCTGTGGCCCGGCATCAGCACGATCTGGGCCGACACCTACCGGCGATATCCGCCGCTCTGGAACCGCTTCATGATCCTGCGTCGCTCGAACAAGGCGTTCGAGAAGGAGCAGGGCGTGACGGGTTTCGGCCTTGTCGGGCAGAAGGACGATGGGGATTCCGTCCCCTACGTCGATATGCTCCAGGGCTATCAGCGCGAGTACGTCAACCTGACCTACGGGCTGGGTACGACGATCACCCGCGAACTGATGGAGGACGAGCAGTACAACGTCATCAACAACGTGCCGAAGATGCTGGCTGAGTCGATGCGCCAGACCGAAGAGACGGTCGCCGCGTCGGTCTTCAACCTCGGCTTCAGCACGATGCTTGGTGCCGATGGCGTCTCGTTCTTCAACGCCTCGCACCAGAACGTCCGTGGTGGTACGCAGCGCAACATCCCCGCTGTCGCCTCGGACCTCACGCAGGCGTCGCTGGAGCAGGCGTACATCGACATCCACGACTGGCGTGACGATTCGGACCTGAAGATCAACCTCATGCCCGAGAAGCTGCTGGTGGCCCCCACCAACCGCTTCGTGGCTGAGAAGATCCTCGGGACGAAGTTCGCGGTGGGTTCGGCTGACAACGACATCAATCCGATGGCGGGCCAGCTTGACCTGATCGTGAACCCGTTCCTCACGGACCCGGATGCGTGGTTCATCATCACGAACGCCAAGGCGGGCGCGACGTTCTACCGTCGTCGCAACGCCGAGATCACCCGTGACAACGAGTTTGACACGGAGATCCTCAAGACGAAGACGACGGCGCGCTTCTCGGTGGGTGCCACCGACTGGCGTTATGCGTATGCGTCGGCAGGTAGTTAAGACCGGAGACAATCCGGCTGGGACAGGGGGGCTTCGGCCCCCCTTTCTCATAGGGGACTTGGTGCTTGAGATCCCCTCGTTAGACTCCGGGCGGATCAACAGAGGATCTCCCCATGACAGGCAAGACCCAGTTCCTCGGCCCCGTCGCTTCTGGCGTGGACAACGGCGCTCCCGCGCTCACGACCAAGGCTTATGGCCGATTCACCGTCTGGACGCCCCTGACGACGGTCCCGGTGACTTCGCTGCCGGTGGCGGTCCTGCCGTTTGACTCGATCCTCCGTGAGATCAACATCTGGAAGATCGGCGCGTTCACGGGCGAGGCGGCCATCCGCTTCGGCACGGTCGCTGGCGGCTCCGACAACCTCGGCAGCGTCTCTGTCTCCGGCAACACGATCTACCGTGTGAATGCCGCGACGGCACAGACGACCCTCCCCTTCAACCACGCGGGCGTCTCGGCTGCCGGGACTCCGATCTACCTCTCCACGGGAGCGATCTCCGGCACGGCCACGGCCCTGTCCTCGGCGGCCTTCGTGGAGGTGGTCTACACCCGCGTCAGCCTGACCGAGCGTCCCGACCTCGTCGCGGCGCACAAGGGCAACGACACGGGGTTCCAGGGTCCCGTGCGTTCCGGCGCGCAGGATGTCGGCATCCCGGCCCGGTCGGCGGTTGGCACCCTCAAGACCTCGCAGCAGGCCACGGCGGCCTCGTCCCCCGTCTCCGGTCAGGTCATCGGGGTGATCCCGTATGGCGGTTACCTGAGCGAGATCAACTTCTACTGCCGCACGGCCCCGGCTGGCGAGGCGACGGTTCGCTTTGCCATCAACGGCGAGGGCGACAACCTTGGCAGCGTCTCCGTCTCGGCGGCGGGGGTCTACTCGGTCGCCCTGACGACGGCGGTTCGTGCCACCCTCGCGCGCGGGATCAACGCCGGATCGGCCCAGCCGGTGCGGATGTCGGTCCTCGCGGCCTCGGGCAGCATCGCGGCCCTTCAGGGTGTTGGTGAGATCGTCTTCTCTCGCCTCGGCCAGAGCGACGGCTACCCGGGTGTCGGCCAGAAGGAGACGACCTTCCAGGGTCCGATTGCCACGGGCCAGTACCTCGGGACTTGGGGCGACAACAAGCCGGAGGTTGGCTGGGGCCGGTTCTCCAAGCTGACGACGAACATCGCCTCCACCAACGGGGTGGTCTCGGGCCAGCTTGTCGGCTACCTCCCCATCGGCGCGACTCTGGTCGGCATCAACTACATCGCCGGGACGGCTGCCGGTGGCGAGGCGATTGTCCGGGCTGGCGTGTCCCCCACGGTCTTCACTTCCGACACCCTCGGCAGCGCGTCCGTCTCGGCGGCTGGCATCTACTCGGTGATCCAGTCCACGGCTGTCGGCGCGTTCGACAACTCGGGCGTCAACCGGGCCAAGTCCGGTGCCACCGCCCAAGCCATCTACATCAACGTGGCTGCGACTTCCGGCAGCATCGCGGCGCTCTCGGCCAATGCGGCAATCGAGATCGTCTACACCCGCCTCGACCCCTCGATCTACGGAGTCTGACCTATGGCTCGCCCCAAGAACTGGTCGTTCACCCTCGCCAATGCGGAGGCGACGACCATCTACTGGCCCACGGACACTTGGGTGTCCACGCAGGAGTATGCGTTCAACTTCCGCGTCATCTCCGGGGCCGGTTCGTTTCTCGCTGGCTGTTCGGCCTCGTCTACCATCGACCGGGTTCTCCAGACCGGCGTCGTCTCCGCGCATTGGACGGAGCGAGCGGCCTTCTCGACCGGGACTGCCGCGACGTTCACGGGTCCCGTGTCGTGCTGGCGGCTGACCGTGCGATCCAGCGGCGCGGCGACGTTTGACCTGATGGCCCTTCAGGCTGGTCCTGAGCGGGTGGCCTGATGGGTCGTTGGACGGAGCGCAATCGTTGGCGTCGTGGACGGTGGCTTGTCCAGGACGACGAGAGCGGCTTCGTCCACTACTCGGATCAGGTTGTCCGTCGCTGGGATGGACTGTACGTCCGCAAGGATCAGGACGAGCCTATCGACCCGCAATGGTTCATCACTTCCGAGAACGACCCGGCACCGCTTCCGTTCGTTCGCCCGGAGGCTGCCGCTGGCCCGGCCTGCAAGACCGGCCCCGCCTACGACGCCAACAACAAGCCGATCAAGAGTTTCCCCGGATACAACCTCTTCATTGGCAGCAGCATCGGGAGCATGGAGATCGAATGCTCCTTCATCGTGTTCCCTGACGCAGGCCCCTATCCCCCTCGGTGACGCATGGCACAGCAGGACAAGGCAACGCTGAAGCAGGCTTTCGAGACGGGTGATGCGCCCACGGGTTCCGATTTCGAGAACCTGATCGACAGCCAGTTGAACCTCGCGGAGACGACGGCGCAGACCATCAATGGTCCCGTCAACTTCGCGGGTGGCGTCTCGTTCGCCACGATCTCGGCGGCGGTTGTCGGCGGCAACGTCGGAACCTTCGGAACCATCACGGCTTCGGCTGGGACGTTTACGCAGGTGTCCGCCAATGGCATCTTCGGCCTGGCGAAGGCCGAGTGCTGGGCAACAAGCAATGGCGTCATCTCGGCCACGGCCATCAACTCCTACGTCGTGACCAACGTCGGAACGAGCGCGGAGACGGTCAACCAGTTCCAGCACAACGGCTCTGGCCGCCTTACCTACACGGGGACGCAGCCGAAGTCCTTCATGTTCGACGTTGACTTCACGGTCAGCGGAGTGACGGCTACGCAGAACGTCGGTGTTCGCTTGGGCAAGGACGGAGTCTCGCTTGCCAAGACTACGATGGAACTGCGGTTGGCAGCCTCCTCCGCCCCCTATGTCGGCCATGTCGGCTGCATCGTGACGCTGACGGCCAACTCGTATGTCGAGGTCTTCGCGACGCCTACGCTGAACGTCAGCAACATCGTCTTCGAGAAACTGAACCTTCGCGCCCGCGAGGTCTGAGATGGCATCCCCCTACCTGACGGTTCTGGAGATCGTCAACGAGGTCTGCGACCGGATGAACATCCGCCGCGTGACCACGACGACGCAGAACATGTTCACCAAGAACAGCATCAATCTCCTCAACGACATCATGGAGGAGCTTGCTGACATGGGAACGTGGAACGAACTGCAAGCTTCGGCTGCGGTGACGATGGTGTGCGGGCAGTCGCTCTACAGCATCGACACGACATCCCTTGTGACGGCCAAGCAGTTCATCCACTCGATCCAGGAGGTGTCGGTCTCCGGTCGCGTCCCGCCGCTGGAGCCGATCTCGGACAAGAACGAGTTTCGGATGCTGAACCGTGTCAACAGCATCGGCCAGCCGTCGCGCTACATCATCGAGGGCGTGGACACGGTGGGCAACCCGCGCATCGGCGTGTTCCCTCGCCCCGGTGCTTCGTATGCTGGCAACTCGGCATTCGTGAAGTTCCAAGTCCTGCCGCCGAAGTACGTTGCTGGCACGGATGACAGCGTGGTCGTCCCGTTCCCAGGTCGCGTGGTGGTCCTCGGTCTTGTCGCGGCGTCGCTGCTTGACGAGAGCGGTGGTGCCGAGACCCGCCAGTATCAGGCCGCGCAGATGAAGTATCTCGCTTCGCGCAACTCGTCGCTTGGCAGGCAGACGGCCAAGACCGGCGAGTATGTGAGGGTGCAACCCGGCATTACGTCGAGGTCCTGATGCCCGAGCGGTATTACCAGATCGCGCGAAGGGGTCTGGCGACCAACTTCACCGAGACCGAGATCCCGCTGGACTACGCCCAGAGGTTCCGCAACCGCTTCATCAATGCGGCTGGTGGTGCCGAGAAGCGTCCGGGCTACGTCGCGCTCTCGGGTGCGCTGCCGACCAAGGGCATCGTCACGGGCCTGCATGAGTATGTGGACAAGGACGGCACGGCCACGCTGTTCGCATCCTCCGAAGGCATCGTGTTCCGCTACAACGGCTCCTCGGCATGGACTCAGGTCTGGCAGGCGACGACGGCATCGCGCATCCGCTCCGTGCAGTTTGACGACAAGCTGGTGTTCTGGAACGGGGTGGATCGTCAGGTCTACATCGACAGCCCGACCGCCAACTTCGAGCGTCTCCAGCCCCTCATGGAACAGGGGACCTGCGGGGCGTCCACCTCGGCTGCGGCGCTGACGGATGCGGCGGTTACGGACTGGACCGCGCAGACCTTCGTTGGCCCTGGCGACATCGTCTTCAACGCCAAGCGTGGGGCGTATGGCCTTGTGACTGCCGTGACCTCGTCGCGTGTCAGCCACACCCCGATCAGCGCAGCGGCGCGCGGCTTCGGCAACACTTTCACGCCGATCAGCGGCACTCCCGTTGGTGGTGAGCCTACGCCCGGAGACGGCTACAAGATTTACGACAGCATCGAGTTGAACGTGGTCTCCAATGACGGGATCATGGACAACGTCGCGACCATCGTCTCGACCAGCACCAGCCCGACGCAGACCTACATCGCGGTGTCGGCTGACCGTGTGGCGAATTGGACCACGACGGCGATGCGTACCGGCGACATCGTCCACAACACGACCAAGAACGCGGCGTCGTTCGTGTCGGAGATCCTCTCCTCCGGGTTCTACGTCTCGCCCTCGATTGCCACGACCTCGGCGGGCGACTCCATCGTCCTGTACCAGTCGGCCATGCCGGTCGCGTCGTGGATTCATGTCCACTACGGGCGCGCATGGATGATCGACTCCCGCGACCCGCGCAACGTCGTGGCCTCGGGTGCGAATGACATCCAGGACTTTACGGTGGATAGCCAAAGCCTTGAGACGCGCACGGTTGCCATCGGCGCGCAGCAGCCGGGTGCAGATCCAGCGGTCAGCATTGCATCGTTCCAGACGTATCTGGTGATCGGCACGGAGCGCGCGGTCTACGCCTTCCGTGGCACGGCCCCCGCCGATCTGGAACCCGCTGGCCTGTTCCCGCAGGGCATCATTGCGCCCGACAGCTTCGTGAACACCGGCAACGACCTCTCGTTCATCGGGTATGACGGACTGCTGAGCATCAGCCTGCTCATCAACACGAACAACCTCCAGCGGTCGAACATCTCGGAGCCGATCAAGAACACGCTCCGCGCAATCATCCGCGAGGTCATCGAGAGCCGGAACCCGTCCGTCCAGATCGTCAACTACCAGCGGCGAAGCTGGATCGTGATGAAGATCGCGAGCAAGCTGTACGTCTACAACTACGCCAACTTCGTGATGGACGACGGCAAGATCGTGGCCGGTGCAAGTTGGTCCGACTTTGACGGGCAGATCGGCTTGCAGAGCGTCCTTTACGTCCGTGCCAACTCCGACCTCCTCCTTGGCGGCGCTGACGGCAAGGTCTACCAGTTCGACCAAGGCACCTTCACGGATGACGGGGCGCTGTACCCGACCGAATACATGCCGGGCTGGCTGAACCTTGAGGAGCCGCGCCAGTCGATGCGGATCAAGACGGGTTCGTATGTCGTCCCCAACTTCCAGGTCGGCGGCAGGGTGGTCTACACCATCGAGGCGACCGGGGACTTCAACCTCCAGTCCTACGACCAGATCGTGGTGACGGCGCAGGAGGAGTTCGGTGGCCGACCCATTGGCACCTTCACCATCGGCAGCGACTTTGTCGGCATGGCCCGCACGGTGGAGGGCAAGAACCCCCTGCGCTGGAGGGGCGCTCATTTCCGCCTCTCCTTCCGCACCTTTGACCCATACGGTCCTGACGTACTAGCCGGTTTCTCGGTATACGGGGACATCCACGGGAGACGCTAATGGCAGACTTTCTTGGCTTCCTCGGACCTGTTCGGGACGTTCTTGGCACGGCTGGCGGGGTTGCCTCGGTTGCCGCTGCATTCGGGGCTGGTCGCGACCGCCGCACGGAGAAGGCGCTCAGGGCGCAGGCAGAGCGGGCTACGCAGCTTTCCGAAGCCCTGACCAACCCCAACAGCCCCCTGTTCCAGAGCATGGCGTCTGATGCGCTCCAGCAGCAGCGCACGGCCCGGCTTCAGGGCATCTCGGACTTCGTTCGGGAGCAGGAGCGCCAGGCCCGTCGGTTCCCGTCATCCTCTGGCAACGCTGGCTTCTACGCCCGCAATCCGCGTCGCGATGAGGCGATTGCCCGCGCCATGATGCTTGCCGGGCAGAACGAGCAGGCGCAGGCCAACCAGCAGGCTCGTCAGACGCTGTCCGCTGGTCTTGGCGCGCTTGGATCTTCCATGAATGCGCTTGGCACGGCTGGAAGGGTCCAGTCTGAGGGCCAGACCGCTCGCGCCATTGGCCTCCCGAGTGCGCTGTTTGGTGCCGAGAGGATGCTTGGGCGCGTCCAGAGCCGCTTTGGTGAGAAGCCGAAGGAAGAGACACAGACCTTGCGAACCTCCATGAACCCATTCCTAGATGTTTACGGGAATAATCCGATGTACGAAGGTCGGATGGGGAGAGGCGTCTAATGGCCTCCCTTGAGGAAGTTCTCGCAATCCTTCGTAGCGGTCAGGCGATTCGGCAGAGGACCGGAAGGGACTATCAGGGCATCGGGAACCGAGCGATTGGCGGAATTGAGGTGGTCCCGGCGACCCCCTATGCTCCTCCAGAGGAAACCCCATCTGACCTCACGGCAGACGAGATCGCGGCTGCCTCTCGGGTTCCAATTGTGTATCCGCGTGGCCCATCCTTCCCTGACGTAGATGTTGGTCCGCAGGGTTTTGCTTTCCCTGCCGTGTCCATCGAGGACTTCCTGCCGTCTCGCCAAGTGGAAACTGACTATCTTGCGGGCGCTGGAGGTCCAGCCCGTGGAGAGGCAATTGACTCCGATTACGGTGCTGGCGCTTTAGCCCGTCAGATAGTTCAGGCCCGTCAGGTTCGTGCCGGTGGTGGTGCTGCCGTCCCGCCGCCGCCCCCCGCGCCACCCGCTCCCGCCGCTGCGCCCGGTGACACGGCCCGCGCTCGCGTGGACATGGAGACCGGCTCGCAGGGTCGCACGACGCCTTCCAATGCCGCAGACGCCGCCAGCGTTGGCACCCGCATTTCTAAGTATCTTGAGCAGGCTGTTGGCCGCCTTGCCGGTGAGCAACAGGGCTTTGGCGACATCGCGAATGCCCTCATGCAGGTTCGTGCGACCGGCGGCAAGGTCAACTTCGAGCAGGCAATGCGGGACATCGAGGCGAAGGACTTCAACCGCGCCACGAACCTTGCCAATGCCTATGCTGCCCTCAAGCGCGCTGATGGCTCCGGGCAGTTGAGCCTCAAGGACCAGGCGCTCATCGAGCAGCGGAAACTTGATCGCGCGGCCCGTGAAGGCAATCAGGCGGCGGTGCAGCTAAACAACGCCATCAACTCTGCGGTGAAGGACTACTCGCGGGCTGACCAGCCAAGGATTCGCGAGGAGATCATGACGACCATCGCTGCGTGGCGGTTGTCGAACGAGGGGCGTGATGCTGCGCCCGCTCAAGTCCCCGAGATCATGCGCGATGTCCTGAACCATGTGAACAGGCTTGGCTTTCGCAGGGTCGGCGGTGGTGGTGGCGGTGAGGGCGCTGCTCGCCCGTCTGGTGGAGGCATCTACATGGACGGCGAGGTGGAGAGGTTCCTCCCGTTCGTCCCGCAGGGTCGTGGTGGTCTTTCCCAGCAGCAGCAGGCAGCCAATCGCGCCTTTGATCGTGGAGACGAGCAGAAGGCGTTGTCAATTGCCCGAAACATCGAGGACAGGGCTGCTGGTCGCGGTCGCGGTGGCGGTGGCGGTGGTGGCGGGCAGTTGAGTGCCGCAGACGAGAGCAAGGTCGTAGCCAGACTTGGCTCTGCCAACAGCACCCTGATGATGATTGACCGCGCGAAGTCGCTTATTGCAGGCGGCGCGCCTGTTGGCTTGGCTGAGAAACTCAGCACTATTGCCGAAGGCGTAAGGGCGCAGGCCAAGATTATTCTTGGTTCTGATGACAACAGGCTGAACGCTGCGCTGCGTTCTGCACAGAACGGCTTGGATTTTGTTATTGCGGCTGACAGGACCGGGGAAACTGGTCGTGCATTCTCTTGGCTTACAAGCAATAGTTCCGCTGATGCCCAGAGGCTGAAATCTGTCCTGACAATGATTGCCTACTCTCTGGCTAAGACGATGGACTCTGGTGGACAACTTTCCAACGGCGATGTCCAGAACGCCATGCGTACCATTGGTCAGTCTGGAAGCGGGATATTGACAAGCCCAAACAACCTTATTGCGGCCTTGGAAGAGGTTGCCAACCTGACGCGGGCTAACGCATACAGCCAGGGCATGTCTGCAAACATTCCAGAAGAGCGCATCATGAGCATTCTGGACCGTCGTCCGCCCCCTGCCGCAGCCGCTGGTGGTGGCGCGGCTGCTGGCGGTGGCGGCGCAGCACCCGCACAGCCCGGTCGCGTATATCGGTGGAATCCGCAGACTGGGGATGTTGAGTGATGGACATCAGGGTCGAAGGTCCTGATGGGGCGGTAATCGAGTTTCCCGCTGGCACTCCTCGGGAGACAATTCAGTCTGTCATGGCGAGGAGGTACCCTCGTCAAGAAGGTTCCTCCCCTCCTCCAGTTGTCGAGCGTGAGGTCAGCATCCCGCAGACCCCGGAGATGGGTGCCGCTCCGTCCCTGACAGACGTTCCCGTCATGGAACTTGGCCCCGGCGAGCCAAGAATGGTCATTGACGAGTTCAAGACCCAGCTTCTGCGCGAGAAGGTTGCGGAGGGTGGTGCGCCCTCTAGCGTTCGCGCCCTTCGTGGATTTGGCGATGAGGATGACCTTGAGGCCGCCAAGAAGGCATTTGATGTAGCAGGATACAAGAACGTCAAGGTCAGGCGCATCGAGTCTGAGGGACCGGCGCGCGGCCAGATAGTTTATGCGCTTCCGGGCCAACCCGAGACGCTCTTCCTCGGCCCTGACAAGTTGACGCTTGGCGGTGCTGCCGGTGCGGTCGGCCCCTCCTTCCCTGCTGTTGGGGGCGCGACTGGGGGATTGATAGGTGCTGGGGCTGGCCCCGTGATGTCTATCTTCGGTGCTGGCGTTGGTGGAGCGACTGCGGAAAGCGCCAGAAGGGGAATTGGAACCGTCCTCGGGATGCAAAGTCCGACCCCATCTGAAGTTGCACTTGGCGCTACCAAGGCCGGTCTTTGGGAGGCCGCGACCCAAAGTATGTTGACGGTGCCTGGCCGCATTGCCAAGATGATTTCTGGCGGCGCATTGCCGTCTACCCGCATGGCGGAACCGGAAATCAGGTCTGCCGTTGCGGAGGCTGATAGGCGGATTCGGGATCTCCAGGCCGCTGCTGGCACCCAAGAGACGTTGAAGCCTACCTTTGGTGGCGCTCTTGCGTCTCAGCCCAGGGGGATGCCCGTCACGGCTGGCGAGCAGCAGCTTGCCACTCTTGAAGGGGCTGGTGATGTCCTCCGCACCCAGAGGGTCGAGGGCGAGCGCGCACTTGAGCGCATTGCCGGATCTGAGCGGATGCTGCCCGGTGCGTCGGTGGCTCGCGAGGGCGAGCCGGGATACGTCGCCCCGTCTGCCCTTGGCGCGAAGGTCGAAAGCACGGCTCCGACGCAACAGGTGTTCAACCAGGCGCTCGATCTCCTTGGCGGCCCCGGTGCTGCGGTCAGGCGCATCGACCCGAAGGACCCGAATGCCGGTGGATCTCTTCGCACCGCAATCCAGACTGCGGAAGAGACGATCTCCAATGCGACGCGAGCGGGAAGGGCGCAAGTCGCTGCGGATGCGGCAAGCGCCACTCCTGTAATTCCCAGAGCCACAAACGCGGCAATGAAGAACGAGCAAGACAGGATGAAGCAGGTGCTTCTCCCGAAGCTCATTGACGATGGAGACAGGGCAACCATCAACCAATGGTTCAAGCGCGATGCCTTGCAGCCCGTGTCTTACGAGCAGCTTGACCTGACCTTGCAGGCTGTTCGCGCGGAGAAGCGTCGCGCAAGAGAGGCAGCATTCGGTCAATCCAACGTATCCACGACCATGCTTGAGAACATCGAGCGTGGCCTGGTTGCGGATCGTGACCGGATGATTCTTTCTATGCCAAATGGTCAACAGGTACTTACAAATCTCAAGAACGTCGAGCAGCAGTTCGCCCAGATGAAGGACGACTTCTGGCGCTCCGGCGTCAGGCAGTTGATCGGCAGCAGCAAGGCCGCTGCAACCCCAGTTGGCGATCTCACGATTGGCGAGAAGATCCTCGACAACCCCGAGACGCTTCGTGTCGTGACGAACATCCTGAACACGACGCCGGGACTTTCCAACGACAAAGAAATCTTGAAGTCGATGGTCCGCTGGTCGATTGCCAAGAAGGCGACGCCAGAGGGTGCCGCTGGTGTTGATGCGGAGGCGCTTAAGTCGTTCCTCGAAAAGAACCGATCTTCCCTCTTGATGCTGTTCAACCAGCAAGAACTAAGAAACCTTGGAAATGTTGGCTCCCAGATCCAACGGGTCCGTCGCGTTCTCGGCGTTGATGGCATGGAGAACGTGGGCAAGTGGTTTGACGGGTTCTACTCCGCAGGAGACGCCAAGCAGGCTGCATCTGTTTTCAATGCAGCCCGCAATCACGACAGGGCGACCGGCGACACGCTTGAGAAGACCATTCGCGGATATGCGGCCAACAAGTTCCTGAACGAGTTCATGGTCGAGCCGACTGCTCCCGGCCTGCCAAGGACAATCGACTCCGATGCCCTTGCCCGTGCGATCTCCGATCCCGTTAGGGTTGAGTGGTTGAGCAATGTCTTCGGCCAGGACTTCCGCACCCGCATGAAGCTGCTTGCCGATGCGGCTCAGATCATCAGCCCCGCATCGACGGGTGCTGTTGCTGGTGCTGTTGCCAAGGGCGGCGAGGGAGAGCTTCGGACGGCTAGGAACGTCGTCGC